CTTGAAGTATAACAAGGACACGCACTCGAAGCCGTAGCCGCGAATGACGTAAAACCTACAAGGCGGGGCGGAAACCGAGGTTCGCGTTCCGATTGGACGAGTTGTTCCAATTCCAGTTGCGGGCCGAGTTGTACCCACGGTTCGCACGGTTCGACGCCATACAGAGATAACCCTAAGTAGGTGCGGTTTACTTTTTATCGGTTGTTGATGAAGTGCTTTTGCAAGCCTCCAATAATGCGCCCCATTTCGTTGAGTTTGGTTTGCAGCTCGTGGATCTTCTTCTCCGTGATGTACTTCTGTGTCCGGGCGACCCCGAACAGCACGAGGAGGAGCGTCTTCTCGGCGTCCGCCTCATCCAGCCATTCAAGCCGCTTTTTGACGACGGTGAGGTTGTTCGCCATGACCGCCGCCCGGATGAGCCTAAAACACGATTGCTTGATTTCCTGCGACAAACTAAACTTTTCGGCCTGGGGGAAGTTCTTGAGCAAGGGGTAGACATCTCTCTCGAGGAAGATCTCAGCCTTCTTTTGCAGTATGGACGGTTCCAATGTAGCAGCACCTCGCATTTCTAATGCGGGCGATCTCGGTGATGTCCCCGAAGAACTCGAAGCCGTAGTCGGTGAGCTTTACCTTCGCGGGTTTTCCCGTGATGGAGCTGTGTCCCTCAATGACAAGGACGGCCTCCCCTTCGAGAGTGAGACCGCTCGCGGTCTTGAGGGCGAGCTCGTCATCCAGGAGTTCCCGGCATATTTCGCATATCGGGCAAAGCTCGCCGAAAAAGTTCCCGAGTATGCAGCTTGCCTCTTTACGGGTACAGGCGACCATATAGCCGCCATTCCCGGAAAGACAAGCGAGGTTATACATAGAGTTTCCGCGCCACGGAGTCATAGATGCCGGACGTGATCGCGACCGCGTTGACAGAGTCAAAATTGATGAGAAAGACGTTGTTCGTCATGTTGTTGAGCGTGGCGTCTTTCAGCACCTTGATCTCCTTCTGTGCGTCGGCGATCTGCGCCTCATGGAGTATGACGGCCTCCCGGTTTTGGAAGATGCCGTCGTCCATGTGGTTCATGTTCGTCTGACTCACGGGCGTCCCTTCCTGGATGACCTCGCCCGTCGCGACATCTTCGACGTGGTCGAGCCATCCGATCTTTTTATACGCTTCCATTTACAATTTCTACCTCCGTTTCTTTTTCAATGATGTTATATTTGAAGGCCACATAGAGACCCTTGCTCGGCGGCTTCTCGAATGTGCGCTCGGTCTGGGCGATGATGTCCCCGTCCGTGTCGACGAGCTGCACATTTGCCACGCTCCCGGAGACCGTGTCGTCAAAGTAGACGTAAATCTTCACGGTGTCCGCCTCGATGAGCTTGCGGAACGGCTTGACCGTCTTCGGTGCGCCGTTCAGCGTATAGGCTGCATGGTCGACCGAGTCGGCAAAGCGCCGCCCGATCTTCTCAATGCCGACCGCTGTGAGTGTTTTCGGCATCTGCTTCCCCTCCTTCCGTCATGTATGTCGTCCCGGAGCAGCGAAGCGCCGGGGAGCACATGGGGTATATTTTCGCGCCGGAGTCTGCCTTCGAGCCCGCCTCAATGCAGGAGGCGAGGCCCTCGTACATGACAAAGGCGCACGGCTGATAGAATTTTTCCGAGGCCGCGATTGTTCCCACCTTCGGGAACTCGACCTCGCCGGAGCCCTGGGCGCTGCCCGCCTGGATGTCGCTCGCCAAAAGGTGGCCGATGCTAACCACACGGGGCCAGACTCCGCAAACAATCTCTCCGCAACGTGGGTATCTCGAGAAACCCGTGAAGACCTGGGAGCGGATCTCGATGCCGTTCCCGGCCTCCGCGCCGTAGGCGGGCTTTGAGCTACCCTCCTTGACCTTCCGAACCTCCGCGTCGATGACAGTGAGATTGTTGATGCCGCTTTGCTTGGAGCCCTTGAGGAAGACGATGAACTCCGCCCACCGCTCGGGGTCTTGGTAGGAGAAGGGCTCAATCGTGCTCTCCTCATATCCGAGCGCGGCCAGGGCGTAGAGGATGCCCGTCTTCGTGCCGCTCCACTCGGAGATGACCCCCTTCATGGAAAGCCGCGTCCGATAGCTCTCCACGTCCTCGCCTTCAAGTCTCGGCATGTCGCGATCCTGTCCGTGGACGGGGAGCATGACCGGGCTCGCGCTTGCGACGTTTGCTTCACTCCGAACCCGAAAGACATCCTTTTTCATGCCGTCGAAGATACGCCCGACGACCTTGAAGAAGATGTAAAACTGATTGGCCGCCCGCTTGCCGCGCTTGAGCGGGGCAAAAAGGAGGTCGAACATATACTCGCCGAACGTGCCGAACCGCTTCATCCGCTCACTCCCTCCTCACCGCGACCTTGACCGTGCCGAGGGTGATGACCTTGTCCTTGTCAAGAACCACGTCCTCGGCGGGTATGGTGATTTCGGTATTTGTGGCGGCGCTGTAGTTGCTGCGGATCGCGAAGTTGATGTCCGAGCGCCGGAGCTCGTTGAACCTCCGGCCCTTGCGGACGGCGAGCAGATCGGCGAGAATTGCGTTGACCCGGTTCTCGACTTCCTCCTCCGCTGCGACGTCGGCGGTCGTGACCGTAACCTCAATATCTTGTGGTGCGGTGACAGATGACTTTACAATAACATTATCGTATGGCCCGGCGATCTTGTCAACGGCTTCCCGGACTTCCTTGAGGAGTCCTTCCGTGGCCTCTCCCGCCGTGCCTGTGACAATGACGTCAACCGTCCCTTGCCCCCGAGGGTGGTCGCAATCCGCTTGCGCGAACAGGACGCCCGGGACGGCCTCGGCGGTGTTGATGAAGGTGTCCTCAATCGACCGCGCCGCCAGCTCCGACCAGGAACGGAGGCCCCGGGTGCGGAGGCTCTCGTCGTCCTCGGTGTCACTTCCTTCCCGGACGATCCAGTCCTCGCCGTTTGAGATGCCGTCGATCCCATTGAGGAACGTGAGGCTCCGGGTGATCTGTGCCTCCGGCACATTGTACCGGGAGCCCTCCTTCTCCGCTTCGACCAGGACGTCCACCGACCGAGCCCCTTTTTGCAGCACCGCCGCCTCAAGCACAAAGAAGCGGAGCTCCTCGCCGTTGACGTCCTTCTCCGTTTTGAAGACATGGCCCTTCGGGATCTTGACGGCCTCGCCCTGGTCGTTTGTTCTGGACAGTGTGACGAGGCCCTGGGTCTTTTGGGCCTTCTTGCGCTTCTTTCCGTAGTCCGCCGCCTTGAGGTCGACCCACACGCCCGAGGCGTGAGTGAGGAACATGTTGTTCAGCACGTCCCGGAGCAGCTCCGTGAACTCGACCTTGACGCGGAGGACGATGAGGAGCAGCGTGTAGAAGACGCCGCCCGAGTGGAAGTTCGTGATCGCGAAACCTTCCTCCTTCAGCTCGCCGATGGTCTGCTCCTTGAGCGTCTCAAGCTCGGGAACCGGGAGCACCTCGTCGAGTATATCCTTGTCAATCATACTGTTATCACCTCCACATCAACCGCGCTGACAACGACGTTGAGCTCCCGGGGGCTCTCCTCGTCCGTAAATTGGAAGGAGCACCAGAGGCGGAAGACATCGTCGGAAAAACTGACCTCGACCTCGATGCTCTCGGGCACGATGACCTCCCGCCTTTGGAGGCCCAGCCGCGCCCGCTGCGCGATCTCAAGCCGGACGAGGTCGCCGTCCTCGGACTGGATGAAGTCATACAGGCCCCAGCCGAAGGCGGCGTCATAAAAGAGATCGCCGGGCTGTGTGAGGGCCTCGAGGATGATATTCTGGTAGCGGAAGTCACTCCCGTCCGGGCTCATCATCTTTGTGTGGTAGACGAAGAAGTCGTCGAGCCCGTCGTACTCCCGGAACGTGAGGTAGCCCGCCACGTCCAAAAGTTCGATGATGGAGTTGTCCATCCCGGCGGGGAGCAGTTCGAGGAGCTTCGTCTTCGGGATGCCGAACCCGGCCTCCGCCCTGGTTTTGCCGATGGACTCCTGCACCGCCGCCTTTGCGTAGAGGCCGCACACAAGGCCCGCGAGGTTGACGATCTGCGTCGTGCCGTCCAGCATGACGAGCCGCCCCCAGGCGGTGACGACCTGGATGTCGTAGTTTTTGACCTTCTTGCGCTTGGCCTCCATCTCGAGGGCCCAATCGGTGAGATCCCCGCCGCCGCGCAAGTCGAGCTCGTCCTCGTCCCCCGCCTGGGGGAACGCCGCCTCGAAGACCACGAACACGGGCTTGTGGTAGGTGTCCCGGAGTTCAATTTGCGCCTCGCTCACGGCCTGCCAGAGAGGGAGGTCGCTCTCGCCGACGACGTGGATGAACTCATACTCCTCGGCGAACTTCTGGAGCTTGGTGAACGCCGCCAGGACGTCGCCGTTCGTCATGGTGGGGGCGGTGGTCGTGAAGCTGTAGACATCGTTCACGAGGAAAGAGCTCGGCTTCTGTTCCGACTCCGTCGCCTCCGTAAACTTGAGCTTGAGGCCCGTCCCCTCGATTTCATATTCCCCGGTGACGGGGACGGTGATCTCGTCGGTGTAGCTGTTCCCGCCGTCAATGGAGCAGATAAAGGCGGCGGAGTTGAGCCCGCCTTGCGCCGTGATCTTGACGACCACGGAGAAGGCGTTCGTCGGAGAGCCGTCCACGGTGACGGAGCCCCCTCCGTCGCCGTCCTTAGAAACACTTCCCAGCTTGCCCGCCGTGGTAGCGGAGACCGGGAGACAGTAGATCCGCGACGCGCCGAACTGCACGGAGCTCATGACGGCATCCGCCAGAGGGGACAGGCCGAGGCGGGCCTTGATTTTCGCCGCGTCCATATCCCCGGTGATGATGATCGGCGTGTCCGAAACGATCGGAGAGACGCCGATCTTGAGGCTCTTTCCGTCCCCCGTCGCGGTGGCAAACCCGAGGAGGCCGTCCGTGACAGTGTGCTTGACATCTCGGAGCATTATCGTCTCGCCTCGCTTTCCTTTGTGGTGTGCGCCCCGTTCATGGGGGCGTTCTCAAAATTCTTGACCGCT